TTTGTGATCGTTGCGGGTTTAGATACGCGTTAAAGAAGATAAAAACCTATGTTATTATAGGTAAACGGGTAAATATGCGTGTATGTCCAGAGTGCATGGACAAAGTTGGTGGCGACCACCCACAAAATTGGGTTGGTATAATAGGCGCTCAAAAAGTAGCAAATGATCCACAGGCTTTACGCAACCCAAGACCAGACGTAAACTTAAATGCCTCCAGAGGCCTATTTGCTTATAACCCTGTGGCAACACAGACCATTAACACCACGTTGAATAGCGTGTTTATTAGAATTGATTGAGGTATAATATGGCTAGTTTTGAAGGTTCAGCTAAAGACGTTAAAGAAGACAAAGTCCTTGCAAAGAAAAACAAGATGTCTATGTCTGACTGGGAGAAAAGCTCAAAAGACGCTAAGCATGACAAACAAAAATCTATGAAGGGTCTTAAAAAAGGCGGCATCACATCTATGGATGCTAAGAAAATGGGTCGTAATGTAGCTCGTGCTATGAATCAAAAAAGTTCAGGTAGAGGTCGATAATGGCTAAGCAACATATTGAAGGGTCTGCTGAGTATAAAGGCGTTAAGTCTGTACCTACTCCTGTAGGCAATGGATACCCTGTGCAAATAGAAAACAAAAAAACTATTAAAGTACGTGGTACAGGTGCTGCTACTAAAGGCACTATGGCTTCTAGTAAAATGGGCTAATAATGAGTCTTACATACACGCAACTTAGTACGGCTATACAGCAATACACTGAAGTAACAGAAGCTACATTTGTAGCTAACATACCTAACTTTGTACAAAATGCAGAGACTTTGGTTAATAACTCTGTGCAGTTACCTGCTTTTCGTACTAATGTTACGGGTGTGACAACAGCCAATTTTCCTTATGTAGCGCTTCCTCCTGACTTCTTGTCAGTATATGCCTTATCCGTATTTACTACAACTATAGTAAATCTAGTACCTCAAACTACTCAAACTTACTTATACCAAAAAGATGTTGAATACATAAGAGAAGCCTATCCTTATCCGGGTGTTTCTGGAGTGCCTCAATACTATGGCATATTTGATAATTCTTCTTTTATATTAGGTCCTACACCTGATGAAGAGTACTCGGTTGAGATGCACTATTACGCGTATCCGCAGTCTATAGTAGACGCAGGTACAAGCTGGCTGGGTAATAACTTTCCTAACGTATTGTTGTGGGGGTCTTTGGTCGAAGCTTATATATACATGAAGGGCGAGCCAGATCTTATTCAAGCTTACCAACAGAAGTACCAAGAAGCTATGGGTCTCCTCAAACAATTAGGTGATGGCAAAGATCGACAAGATACATATCGTGTAACCCAAGTAAGAGATAAGGTAGTTTAATATGAGTGGAATGAGTGAACAAGCAAAGGTTATGCTAAACAGCGTAGCTATCGTAATTACAAACCCTGAGCCAGAAGTGGTTGAGGAAGTTATTGAAGAGGAAGAATAGCAATGGCTATCACACAGGCAATTTGTAGCACGTTCAAAAGTGAACTATTAGGCGCAGAACACAACTTTAAAGCGGTCGGCGGTAACACATTTAAAATAGCTTTATATACTTCAGCGGCTAGTTTAGATTCTGCTACTACTGTATACACAGCGACAGGTGAAGTTTCAAGCTCTGGTACAGGCTATACAACTGGGGGTAAGACTCTAACTAATCTTGGTATAACACTATCAGGTGCGATTGCATTTATTGACTTTGACGATGTTACTTGGACTACAGCTACGTTTACAGCTGCAGGTGCTTTAATATATGACACTTCGAGCAGCAATAAAGCCGTAGCGGTATTTAACTTTGGTGGAGACTTTACTTCTACTAATGGGGACTTCTCAGTTATATTCCCGCCAGCTACAACCACAACTGCTGTTTTAATTTTAAATTAGTCTGTAGGTATATAAATGCCCTTACTAGCTGATCGAGTATTAGAATCATCCATAACTGCGGGGACAGGAACACTGACCCTTGCAGGGGCATTAACGGGTTATAGGACATTTAATTCAGCTTTTAGTAACGGTAACGTAGTCTATTACACTATAGATGACGGCTTAGGAAATTGGGAAGTAGGTTATGGTACTGTAGGTACTGGAACGCTGACACGCTCTACCGTTCTTGAATCAAGCAATGCTAATGCCTTAGTTGTATTTACCTCTGTATCTAAACGTGTGTTTTGTACGGCTCCTGTCCCTGCCTTACTACCAGATCAAACTGGAAACAGCACTAAGATTCTCTCTACTGACGGGACTAATCCTTCTTGGATAGCTAATACTGTTGGTACAGTTACATCGGTAGGTGGCACAGGCACAGTTAATGGTATTACGCTTACAGGCACCGTTACTACTTCAGGCGATATAACACTAGGTGGCACCCTATCAGGTGTAAGCTTAACAACTCAGGTTTCAGGCACACTGCCCGTTTTAAATGGCGGTACAGGAGTTACTACAAGCACTGGGTCTGGTTCTGTTGTATTAAGTGCTTCCCCCACATTTACAGGAACAGTCAATACCGCTAACCTAGCTTACACAGGTACACTCACAGGATCTACAGGCATACTGAACATAGGCTCAGGTCAGTTGTATAAAGATGCTTCCGGCAACGTGGGAATTGGGACGAGTAGTCCTACTGAAAGGTTTCTAGTCAATTCCAACTCCGCGGAATATGCTGTGGCTTGGCAAAAAACAAGCAGTAAAGTTTGGAGCCTTGGAAGTTTTGTTGGTGGTTCTTATTTAGTAAATGTCACCGATACAAGAAAACACCTACAGTTTTTAGATACAGGAGAAACACTTGTTTTTGGTGGTGGCTCAGAACGCATGCGCATCGACTCCTCAGGCAACGTGGGGATTGGGACGAGTAGTCCTGCTCAAAAGTTATCGGTTGCAGGTACAATAGAATCTACGACAGGGGGTGTTAAATTTCCAGATGGGACAACGCAAACAACTGCAGCTACTGCAGGTATAACAACAGGTAAAGCCATTGCTATGGCTATGATTTTTGGCTTTTAAGGAACAACGATGGCAAATCCAAATATAGTGGCAGTTACTACAATCTACGGTAACACCAGTACAACTTCACTAACTACAACATCTGCAACTTCTCTAGTAAGTAATGCAGCCTCAAGTGGTAAGGTCTATAAAATAGACTCTATTGTCGTAGCTAACACCTCTGCTTCAGCAGCTAACATCACTATTAACGTGTATAGCGCAGCGGCTCTAGGTGGTACAGCATTTCCAATAGCTTCAACTATCTCAGTGCCAGCTTATGCTTCATTGATCGTAACAGACAAAACTACAACATTTTATTTGCTTGAAGATAAGTCTGTTGGCGCTACTGCGGGCACATCTACTGCTTTGGTGGTAACAGCTTCATGGGAAGAAATTTCTTAAGGAGCTTAGAATGTCGCGAAGATATCTCGGTGGCTGGATACAAGACGGTCTCTTTAACCCTTTGGCTGCTCCTGTGGGAGGAACCTACGTACGATATTCAGGCATGTGGACCCCACAGAGTCAAATGCAAGCCGTAGCTGCGGGAACTTGGCCCGATGGTTTTGTAAGAGGTTTATATTCTTGGGGTCAAAATAATAATGGTCAGTTAGGCCTAAGTAACATAACTAACTACTCAAGTCCGAAGCAAGTAGGGGCGTTAATAACTTGGTTAAATATAGCATGCGGAAGTTATTATGCCGTTGCAACTAAAACAGATGGGACTCTATGGTCTTGGGGCCAAAATAACTTTGGACAATTAGGCCTAGGTAATACAACTAGTTATTCTTCCCCTAAGCAAGTAGGTGCTCTTACAACTTGGTCGAATATAGCGTGTGGGGACTATCATTCTTTAGCTGTTAAAACTGATGGCACCCTATGGTCTTGGGGATATAATGCCGCTATTGATGGGGGGCCATTAGGTCTAGGCAACACTACTAATTACTCAAGCCCTAAGCAAGTAGGAACCCTCACCAACTGGTCAAAAGTAGCTGGGGGGAGGTATTATTCCTTAGCTGTAAAATCAAATGGAACCTTGTGGTCTTGGGGAAGAGGGTTAGATGGTGTTTTAGGTCTAGGTAATACAACTAACTACTCAAGCCCTAAACAAGTAGGTGCTCTTACAACTTGGTTGAATATAACGGGATCATTCCACACCCTAGCAACTAAAACAGATGGCACATTATGGTCTTGGGGTAAAAATAACTTTGGGCAATTAGGCCTAGGAAATATAACTTACTACTCAAGCCCAAAACAAGTAGGTGCACTTACTACTTGGCTTAATATGAGTGCGGGGTCTTACTTTACCACAATGACTAAAACCGATGGAACCCTTTGGGCTTGGGGTAGAAATAATAGTGGTCAGTTAGGTTTAGGTAATACAACTGTCCGTTCAAGTCCCGTACAAGTAGGAGCTCTTACAATTTGGTCAAATATAGCATGTGGGAATGGCCACACTATGGCCGTTAAAACCGATGGTGCGCTTTGGGCTTGGGGAGGTAACGCTCAAGGGCAGTTGGGTCTAGGCAATATAACTAACTACTCAAGCCCCAAACAAGTAGGCGCTCTTACTAACTGGAGTAAAATAAGCGCGGCTACTGCTTTCACTATAGTGATAACCAGATAATTTAATGTATACTATATACCCTTGTAAAAAACATAACGAGATTAGTATATGAAAAAGACTCTACATTTCCTATCAGGTGTGCCACGTTCAGGTTCTACGGTACTTGCAGCTATACTTAACCAAAATTCACAGACCCATGTATCTACTACATCAGGTCTTGTTCATGCTCTTGATGGTTTGGCGAACACATGGCACTCTGCTGGTTTACTAAATGAAAATGACCCAGAGCGTAAGAAGTTAGCGCAAACTATGCGTGGTGCGATTGATGCCTTTTATGAAGATGTAGATAAGCCCGTTATTATTGATAAGTCTCGTGGCTGGCCTATTGCGCAGATAATGTCTGCTATGGCTCAAGTATTAGGGCACCAACCAAAGATTATTGCAACTGTTCGTTCTGTACCTGATTGTGCGGCATCGTTTGTACGTATTGCCAAGCCTGAAGATTTAGATGAGTTTATGGAGTCTGGGCAGTTGATGGATCATTTAAAAGCTGCGTACATATCGCTACAGAACGGTTACTTAGCGGCACCAGATAACTTCTTATTTATTGAGTATG